AGGGAATAGTTCTAGATATTTTATGCGATCTCCACAAACGTATCAGACGGCTCAAATAATAATAGAAAATCAAGTGGACTGCCAACCGAGCCATTTTTATCTATACAATACCCTACTCTTCTAACAAATTCACCAGAACCAGTTGGTGGGGCGAACTGATATTGACCTGCCGAATATTTCGAAACGTAAACAGGCATTCCAATTTCTATTTCACCTGGAAGTGATACAAGGGAGCCAGTTATTCTTATAGTGCCTCTTCTAAGCATTCCGTGAGTAGAGGAGTTTGTATTGACAGCAACAGCTAACAATGATTCTCCGCCATCGTCTTCATCATCTGCCTGTGCAGCATGCCAAGTTCCATTGCCAGATAGATAATATAACTGACCGCCCACCGTAGGTGACGCGCCCAATGTTATTACATGTCCCTGTAATTTTCCAATTGCATCATATTGACCAGTGTATTTATTTGAACCAGAATCAATATTAGATAAAGTGGACAGTTCGCCTGCGGCAACTGTAAGGGTTGCTGCGGTAGTTCCAAAAATAGCTCTTGATGATGCTAAGAAGGTATCGTCAAAAGTTAGGTTTGCTGATGCACCAAAAGCTCCACCATTATTAAACTGAATTTGGTTATCCGCTCCACCTGGGCTAGTAGACCCGCCGCCGCCAGTAGAGCCAGTTACAATTATATTATTATTACTGTCTAATCCAAGATAGCTTTTGCCGCCTCCGAGAGCGCCAGTGGGGATTGTGCCATTAGCAAAATCAACGGTAATTTTCTGACCTGAAAGGAGTATACCATCTTTTGAGCCAGATATAATTAATTTATTTGATGAAGCTTCGTCATATTTAATCGATGCATCACCTTCGCTTCCAAACATGAGTAACTTATCATCAAACAATTTTGCATCGTCTTCAAAATCAGTTTCACCTTCAAAAGTTGTATCACCAGTAACAGTTAGAGTTCCTGAAAGAGTTGTGGCACCATCAACATCGAGAACTGCATTAGCAATGGTTTTGTTGTTTGCGAAACCAACAATAACGCCCTCGCTTGTTCCAGCGGCTCGAATTAAGTTTCTTCCAGTACCGCTTGCGTTTTCGATGCGTATAATAATATCTTTGCCATTATTTTCATTTCTGACAAAAAAGTTGTCATTGTTATTGAAATAAATTCCACCCTGTTCTGTGCCCTCTTCCACAAAAACAATTTCTTTGGTGCTGTCTCCCGGTGCTTTTTCAATTACTAAAATTGCTGCATCCGATCCAGTTAAGCGAAGACTTCCTGTGACCATTACAGTATTAGAGGTTTTATTAAATGTGAAGCCGCTGTCACCTCCAAAATTACCACCATCATTAAATTGAACTTGTGTATTTGAGCCACCAGGGTCAGTCTCACCGCCGCCGCCACTACCGCCAGTGGTTAAGATAAAATCTCCATCAGCGTTTAAACCAACATAACTGCCTGGTCCTGCCAGAGTTCCACTCTCTGGGGCTATACCCTGTTCGTAATTTGACATGAAAAACTCCTACTAATCTGTTAAACCAGAGCCTGTGAGAGTGTACATTCTTCCATTATTAATTTGTGTAAGCTCTGCTACAATGGTAAAGCTCGCATTGCCGCCGTTCGCAGCAGGGGCGGATACATATAGTTCTGTTGCTTTAACATTAAATGTATAAGAGTCTTCTTTTGAGTCAAATAAGACAAAATGATTTCCATCAACAACTCTACCAGAGCCAGTTGAATTAAAATGGACGCGAATATCCTCTGCACTTCTGTTGATAACAGTAATTGTTTTTGTGACCATGGGAAAAGCAAAACTAGTCTCATGACCTGCACCAAGCGTGGTTGAGCCCGTAATGTAGGGCGTTCCTGCTACTTGATACGAACCGACGTTATTTAAACCAACGCTGTATGTGGCTGGACCTGAATTTGCTCCCATAATGTAATAAACTCCAATATTTCTTTATAATTAGTTTCTTTTTTTTATTAAATTCTTATTTTTTGCTTTTTCTCTTTTAATCCGATTATTTCTTTCGTTACGAACTTCTGATGGTTTTCGATAGTGGCGACGGCGACGAACTTCGTTCAAAATACCTGCCTTTTTAACCTTACGGGTAAATCGACGTATCATGCGCTCTGGCGTGTCATTTACCTTTCTGCCTCGTCTATTGTTTTTAAGAGGCTTTACTGTTAGATTAGATGCTCTGCTCATTTTACCACCCCTGACCAATTCTTATTTACACCGCCAAACAATTGGCTAATATCGACGCCGGAATCTCTTGGGTCTACGCCTGCGAGTGGATCACCTTGTTTTGTCTCTGCGGGTGCAGCGCTGGGCGTTGTGCCTGCAAAAAGATCTACGCCATTGTAAGCATCTTTACCAACAGCGTCTAACATGCGCCTTCTTGTTTCTTGCAGCTTTTGTTTGGCAATACGGTTCTCTTCTTCATAATCGCGCTGTGGGGCGGCTGGTTGTTTTGTTTCAACTATTGGTTGTCCGCCAAGACCTTGTGCTACTTCTGATACAATGTTGGATAAGATGCCCTCTTCAAAGATTACCTCTTTAATACACTCTTTGATAAGAGGTTTTAGAACCTGTCTTAGTTCTGATTTTTTCATTTTTGCCTCAGTACATCGTTTAGTGCTCTATTAATACGATCTGCTTTTGTTATGATATTCGGTTGTTTATTTTCTTGCATCATAAACGCGCCAGTGGTAGAAGGCTCGGATACAAAGTCAAAACAAATTAATTGAAAGTCATCTTCGACGATTGTTCGTCCATTTGACTCATGAACAGATCCCATCCCTCGGGAAGAGATGCCCAGCTTAACGCCGGACTCAACGAGAGAGCGAAGAATTTGCCCAGAGGGTGTGTTAAGAATCTGAACCTTACCCATTACAGCATCGCCATCCCACCAAACTTCTGTTACAAGATGTGCAGCATTTGCGAGGTTAATAACTGCTGAATCAGGATGGTCAAGCTCGCCAAGCGCTCGTCTTTCTTTTACAAGCTTTCCATAGTTTTCCATTTCTCGTTCTAAAATGGGGCGACTATAAACACGACCATTGCCATTTAAATGGTTTGCTCTTTGCATCACACCAGTAAGGAACATGGCATTTTCCTCACGGACCATGCGTTTTTCCTCTTCTGTTAGTAAATCATCACATATCCCATTTGGGCATAATTCGTAATACTCTGTCAATAAATATTTGTTCATCTTCTATTCCAATTGCAGGCGCTACCTGCGTGAGTTAGGATCCCTTGCAACAGCGTCTTACAGGTTGTAACATCCATTTGTTTGTCCAGTTATCCATTATTTACTCCTATCTGTATTCCTTTGTCGCTGAACACCATATTAAAGATATATGATGTTCCTGACGACAGCCAACCTAAAATTAAAAGATTGACGAGATTGTACTCGTATGTAAATAGTTCTGTATAACCATTTATTCCAAACAAAAGAACGCCAACCCAAAAGCCAACGCACATGGGGCAAGAAAAAAGATCGCCAAACCAGCCAGTGGTCGGACGAGCCTTGTCAAAAATACTTCCATAAACAAGTATCTGTGTTAGTCCATAAGCGGCTAACACAAAATATATTAAGTCCATTTTATGTCCTATACATTATATTCATACCATATGGACCTCGTATCCACCCTGGTCTAATTGATCCCTTAACTGGTTCTTGTGGAACCTCTCCAAGCGGAGTGCTGTCTGCATCAGTGGGTTCCGTAAGATAATCATCAACTGCTCTTTCAAACTCTTCAATGTGTTCAAAGTATGGCTTCTCGTCAACAATAAATTTATTAATACCGTATAAGGCGACCTGAACCATATCGTGGTCCTCATTGACAAACATTTGTCCTTCCATCGAACCATAAACAAAACCAGCATGAACTGACTCTGGTTGAATAATACCCTCGTTTCTTAACAATAAAAATAAACGATCTTGTGTGTCATACACCTCTTCATTTGTGCGATGTTTTGCAAGAGCCAAGATTTTATTGCTATCTGGATAGATAACAATATCCACATCTGGGTGATCCTCAACAACAAGTTGATCGCCCATTGTCTTACGGACTTTTAGCTTAATATCTTCTTTGATACCAAGTTTTTCTGGTTGTTGTGGGATCTTGACGGTAATACTCATTATGCGGTGATCTCGTGAACTAAGTTTTGAATTTTAAGAACCTTCTCAACAAGGCTCTTATCAACAGGAGTGTCTCTAAACTCCTCAATCATATTAATAACAGAATTGGTAGATTCGGTCATGCTGCTATCAGACTTAATTTCATCAGTGGCAAGCGCTTGTTGAAGAGCACTATGAAGTCTACCAAGTTCTTCGTTAAGATAAATCTTCATATCAATATCAGAACTAAATGAAAGAATATATCGGTTTAGCAATTCTTTTTGCTCTGACAGAAGATCATCACCATAAGTCTCGTTAAACTTGCTGGTAAAGGTTTTGAAAACAATATTATCAATTGGCTTCATCTCTGTTTTTGATTCTTCAACAGTATTAGCAGTTAAGGTTTTTAAAACTTGCTGCTCTAAAATAACACCTCGTTTAATTCCAACTGCGGTGGAGTCCGCACCAAAAAGCTGAGATACGGTGGCGATGCTTTTATAGTTAGGGACAAAGTTGTTGTAAACATCTGAACCAATCTCTTTATTGATTCTTTTGATTACGGCGCTTTGTGCGTCATAAATCTCTTGCTCATCAAGCTCGGAGTATGCCTCACGGATCTTGTATAACAACTTTTCTGCTGTCACATCATCTAAATCTGTAGACTCAAGAATTGCTTGATAAAGTTTTAATTCTCTTCCAAGAACCTTGTTGGATGAAAACGATTCCTTTAAGATATCAACGATATTATTTTTTCGCTCTTTGTCCTGTGAAACAACTGCTTTAGTCATTTCTCTGACGAGTGCTTCATATAAAAAAGCTGTATTTCTTTTCTTATTATGTTTAGTTTTTGCCATTTGTGCCACCTAACTTGCTGTTATCTAACTCCGTAATTAGTTTCTTCATTTCTTGTTTGACCTCAAATAATTGTCTTTCTTCTAAATTATCAGTAGGTTCTTTCTCTTCTTCGTATAACCCTGCTGTACGAAACTCGCCTGAAAGATTACTAAGATGGTTTAAAGACTCGTATCCTTTGCCACCTGGGTAGGTAGTGCGAGCGGTAGCAATCTCAACTCCTCTTGCTTTTGAGCGAGTACGACGGGTGCGTGGACCGCTCTTACCCTTACGTCTTTGGTCATCTCGTTTACCAGGGGCTGCGAGAAGTGTGTCGTCTTCTGGTTCTGCTGCGAGTTCATCGTCTGGTGCTGCGGCATCACCGCCTTCGTCGCCACCAAGAAGATCTTCCATTGTATCACCAGCATCACCTAGATCCTCAGTGTCTCCACCAAGGTCGCCCCCGGCAGCCTCACCTTCAACAGCTTGTGCAACGCCTTCAAGCTCTGCGTCAAGGCGACGGTCAAAGAACATTTCTCGTTGATTGCGAATAAACTCTTCTTCGGAAAGGTTAAAGATATTGTCAGCAACCCAGCGACGGGAGAAAAAGCCATCGGTGGCAGCACCTGCCACATCGAACTTAGTTTTCCAGTGTTCAAGCTCTTGAAGTTCTGCGAGCTTGGATGGGTTATTAAGAGATAACTTAAAGCTGATAAGGTCTGCCCCTTTATACCCAAGTGTATAAAGGTGGATAATTCCAATCTTTTCCAACTCGGTAATGATGGAGCGTTGAAGTCTTTGAATTGTTCTCGCGAAACGAATGTCTTTTTGTGCAAGTGTGGTCTTGTCCTCATCTGCGCCTTCCATATTGGTGAGATATGAAGCAGGCACTTTGAGTGCTGAGAATAACTTGTCGCGGAGATATTTAACATCGTCAATGTCACCTGTATATGTTCCGCCAGGTAGCGATTCGACGCGAGAAGATACACCTCCTCGAACAGGGATAAAATAATCTTCCTCAGTGCTCATTGGATTGTAACGCAAATCAACACGACCTGTATTAGCATCAACAACTTGGTTGCGCTTCATCTGGGTCATAACTTTTTGCATATACGACTCAATATCATTTGGTGCAACATTTCCAACATCAATGTAAAATACACGACGCTCGGGGGCACGAACAATACGATAAGACATCATCGCGTCTTCAAGAAGAATTAGCTGGCGAAAGATACGGCGTGCGGGTTCAAGAACAGAGGTTCCGTAAGGGGCGTACTTGTCATTTCCAAGGATACGAAAGTGAGCAATCTGCCAATTTTCAAAAGTAAGTCCACCTGAGTTCCATTGAAATTGAACGTACTTTGGATTTGTCTTATCCTCTCCTTCAAGTCGTTCAATCTCAAAGGTGGGAAGACCAATAGCAGAGGTAACGCCGAGGCGTTCGTCAATATCAAGATATAAGAAGAAGTCGCCATATTTACACATTGACCGGCTCCAACCAAAAAGGTTGAAGTCAATGTTAAGAACGGTATGGTAAAGCTCGCTGAGTACAGCTTTAATCTCTTCATTGTGGCATTTAATTGAGAGCAGTGGTTGCAAGTCAGATGAGGTGGTCATCTCGTCAGCGTAAATATCAAGAGCCGAGGCAATCTCTGGTGTGTATTCCATTTGTTCAAAGTCTTGGTATCGCTCGGCACGCAACTGATTAGCCATGATGGCTGTAGAAAGCTGCTCAAAAGGATTGTAAGAAGACTTTTTAAA